TAACACAATTACAGGAATATGATTTTCAAATGGCGTCGTATGCTAAGTACAGTAATCAGATTATGGATTGTGAGGAAAGAAAAAAAGAGCTGTATAAACTCTTTGCGGCGGAAGAAATTGCGTTAGATGAGTATAGCGCCGGCAGGGTTGGGATTGACAGCGAGCTTGCCGATCTGCGGCGTATAGCCTCCACTTTGGCAGTACAAACCTCTAAGCTGAAATCTGATACAAAAATGCGTGAGGACATGCAGACCTTGGCAAAGGACGTTCAAAGTAAGAAAGCTTTGACAAGGGGGCTTGCTGAAATGCTGATTGATAAGGTGAATGTATCACCCGATAATCAGATAAATGTGGAGTGGCGGGTAAAAGACTTCTTTTGAGTGTTGAAAATCACTCTAAAAGGCGATATAATTATATCGTTAGTTCGTGCTAACCTTGCGCCGCTAACACTGAAAAAAACTTCTTGTATTTTTTTAGTCCGTGCTTGACATATGGGTGCCGGAAGTCATGAATTCTAATTATTTTTACTCCGGCCAGTGTTGCATATTCCTTATTCCTGTTATGCACTGTGTTGTCCCGTAGCGCTCGCTGTCCACCACACACAAGTATTTCATCGGAGAAGTCCTCCAGTGCCTCACAGCGGGCTTTATGCTCGGCGAGAGCTATTACTACAGGCGTTGGGAGCTGTATTGTTCTAATAGAAGATTTGTTTTTGGGCGGTGTGACTCTATCGCCACCTTTTAATTTTTGCGCAATGCTGCGCTTCACGCTCAAATAATTACCGTCGATATCGCACCAGCGCAGGGCGCTGATTTCCCCTTTGCGCATGCCGGTGTAGAACGCAAGAATAAAGAACATATAGTATCCCCATTCAGCAAGCGTGTCCTTATTCTCCGCATATTCTCGTGCGGACTGGATGAACAGTTTAAACTCATCCACCGTGTAAAAATCAATCTTCTTTTCCAGCTCGGAAGAACTCTTGAAATTGTTAAGCTTGCTCAATGGGCTTTTTGGGATATACTCCATCATGACAGCGTAGTTGAGCGTGGCACGCAGCGTTGCATAAATGTTTTGCTTGGTCGTCAGGCTTAACCCATTTTCTTCAATCGCCATTTTCCAAGCTTGAAGCGCCTGCACATTCAACTTGTGTATTTTAACCTCCCCGACGTGGGGGAGAACGTGGCATTCGATAATTCTCTTGTGCTTGTCCAGCGTGCTTTCCCGCACCTCCGGCTTCTTTGCCTTCAAGTATTCTTTGTGCAGCTCCTTCACCGTGAGGCTCTTGCTGGGCGTTTCTTCCTTGATGGAGGCAATCAGCCGCATTTCCAGCATCTTAGCCTCTTCGTTTCCGTAAGCGACTCGGTCAATCTGGCGGGCATTGCCAAGCCCATCTAAATAATTGATGCGCACACGGTACTTTTGCTTTCCGTCTTTCTTTCCGGACATCTTGTAGATGGGCACAGCGCCACCTCCTTAAAGTTTTGCCCCCGATGCGGACATCGAGGGCGGGGGTTATGGCATTCTACGACCGTCTGAAAAGTATTCTATGGGGCCATCACCGCCACGGGCATAGATTAAAGCGATTAAGATAATCGCCATCAATGTAAATATCAAAATGAATTGAACCCAATTCCAAATGTTTGGTTTCTCTTTCTCTTTCTTTGTTACAACGGCATTATATACGCTCGTCCCAATGCAAAAAATAAGATAGAACAGCACAGCCCCGCCTGCTATCGTAAAGGCCAACTCAAGGAGTGCCCACCCGATTGCTCCGCCCTTATTATAATAGGTTCTACCTTCAAACAGCGCAATAACAAAGGCGCTGACCGACATCAAGCCAACAATTGCCTTGTTTTCGTCCTTCACTCCGATGTTCCCCTAAATCTAGTATTTTTTACTTGAATATTTCCTACATGTGCTATTGACAAAATCATCTTTTGTGCAAGTATACAAATCGGTGATTATAGGAAAATTTGCTGTTGACATTTGTCACCGCTTGTCCCATAATGACGATAGAACGAACGTTCCGGAAAGGAGAGCAGCCATGGTAGAACTACAAATCCCATCGCCTCATGCCTCATACTTTCGCCAAGGGAAAGAACGCATTGACGAGAACGGCGAGAGGGTTATGTCGCTCACGTATCAGCTCATCGTTGACTGTTCACCGAGCAAGTTTGCACCGTGGACAGATGAGGACGAAGCGGAACTTCAAAAGATGTTCAAAGCCTTGCGCAATTTTGCCCGCTTTGACCAAGATAAGCTGTTTGCAGACATGAAAAAAGCGAACGAAGAAGCGGAGCGGCTACACATCGAAGGAGTATAGTGTGCCAACTTCTTTCCCGGCTTTGAATTGCTCCTTTAGCTTCGACGTGATGGGTACGTTTGCGCCGCATCCGTCACAAGTCACAACAAGAGGATTTTCCTCGGTATACTGACAACGCTCCGAATCGCACGCCGGGCAATTGAAATCTTCCAATACATAGAACTTCATATAGACACCATCCCTTATTTTTACTGCCCACGAAAGGAGCAGCCATGACACAGAATTTGAACAGCGAACAGAATAAAGATGAGTTGCTCCGACTGGTAGATACCTTAACAGACGAAGAGAAAGAAGAACTCACTGCTTTTCTCTGCGCTCGATTAGAGACTTGACATAGCGTGTCACCTCATCGATATCTTCGCCATCAAGATTTTCCAAGAGCCTGCTCAATGTAGTGGGCTCTTTTTCGTCGATTTCTCCTGTTAAATATGCCATTGTAAAGCCCGTAGCCTTTGAAATCTTCCATAAGGTGTCCGCCGTTACGTTGACTGGCTTTCCATTTCTTGGGTCTGTTCCATTTTCGAGGTTATCAAGGTAAGTGTTGCTAATTCCTATCTTCTTTGCGAAAGCACGTCTTGACATATCACCTCGTGCTTCTGTTAGAATTTTACCTAACCTATCAGCCATGTAAAACACCTCTTGCGAGAAAATGAACCCATTAACCTTATCATCAGTTTCACCCGTAATATAGAGGACAGGAAGCCCAGTAGCAGCGGATATTTTTTTTAATGTATCCCACCCGATACTTACTTTTTTCCCAGTTCGTGGGTCATAACCTTTTTCAAGGCTATCTAAATGCGTGTGGCTAATCTCACATATTTTAGCGAAATCCCTCAATGATAGCTCTCCACGTGCTTCTCTTATACGTTCGCCAAGTATATTGTTATCCATAAACAACACCTCTTTACTACATTGTAAACCACGCCTTACAAAACAACAAGAAAAAAATTAAAAAAACTTGTTGTTTTTGCTTGACAAACTAGTGATAATGGTGTAGTGTATAAACAACGGAAGAAAACGGAGGTGAGAGGATGTCGCATGGGACGGCATGGGGATTGGTCAATATCTTTGCGTGCTTAGGCGCAGTCACAGCGTGTTATTCGTTCGGCGAGCTTCGGTTTGAGAATACTTTTCGAGGGCGAATTTCGCTACTGGTGGCCGGTGTACTTTTTCTGACAGCAATATGGATTGGCGCAACAGCGCCATCGCAAGTTGGTTGAAATTAGTGTTTAGGTTGTCAACATATATTTTGTCAGCATTTTCAACAGACGTTTGGCGCATGGTGATGTGATTTGCCATAACCAGAAATGCTTCATAAAAGCCGTTGACATACCGAACGCTTTCGGCATCAAGGAGGACAACGTTGTCCATTATGAGGTCAAGTATGGCGGTTTGGTGCTTGATTTCGAGCTGGGCATAATGTCCCGCCCAAAGTGCGTGAGCGTATACCTTTGCAATGAACGGCCCATAGAATGTATCGTATTGCTCTCGGGCGGCTCGGCGTTCGTCAAGTTTTGTCGTTTGCCATTGTCCTAAGATGAATGTCACAAAAATTGAAAGTACAGCAACGGCAGGGGTAATCCAATCTGGCATAATTAACAGCTCCTTTTCAGGAGGATTATATCACAGGAGGTGAGATAATGGCAAACAGAGTAGCAGAGTTTCGGCTCAAACATGACATGACGCAAGAAGAATTGGCGGTGAGGTCAAATGTCAGTCGGACATATCTGTCACAAATAGAAACTGGCACACAAGAGAACATCACAAATACAGTCATGACGAAAATCGCAAATGCGCTGGATGAATCTGTGGCTGATATTTTTTTCCCCTAACCGTTGTGTAGGCACAACGAATATTCCAAAGAAATATCCGCAGTGGATTTGCGTAAAAGTCAAGAAAAATGTAGGGAGGAGAGGGCGTGCCTGATTTCGATTTTGCACTCACCAACACAGAACAGCGGCTTCTAAGTGAAGTGATTGCCCCGCTTGAGCGCATCGTTAGGGACGAGGTGCATGGATTTATTGGCTGCACAAAAACTGACATGGTGAGCGACAGAGAAATTTTCTGGTTGGAAGCAAGGCTAAACCAGATTATTCAAGACAGCATTCATGCAACGGTGGAATGCCAAAAGGCAATTGCACGGGCTACGTTTGGGGAAGTGCCAACTGGACAGCTAGAGTGATAAGCTCCGGTATGGTGGAGAGCGTGATGCTTCCGAGCTGTTTTTTTAGCTTCCCCCATACGGTATCATTTTTGATGGCTTCCAGAAAGTCATAACCGAGTGCGGTGATTTCTTGAATATTGTACTGCCGAGGGGAAATCTTTGCAGCAAGACTTGGGTCAAAAGCGACAATGGCAATTAGTTTCTTGTCAAGGAGATATTTTGCAGCAAGGAGAATTTCTTGCCGCTCATATTTCTCAAGGGCAACATCATTCAAGTGAAATCGTAACTTGACCACCTTTGGCTTCCCGCTGGACTTGAATTCTTGCAACGCATCAATGTATACAAGCAAATCACGAACACAGTCTTGGTTAAGAGCCATATTTAGCACGTCCTTTCTGGACGGATTATATCACAGGAGGTGAAAACATGGCAACAGCGACAACAGATTTCGGTAAAGCAATTATGAAGCGGCTGGTTGATTTGGAGAAGCAGCAGCAGTGGTTGATTGAGGGGGTAGCGAGCCGGACAGGGCTGTACGTTGACAGCTCATATCTGTTCAAAATCAAGACCGGCCAGCTTGCAACTCCGAAAATCATTGCAGCAATTTGTGAGATTCTTGAAATCGAGCCGCCACCAGAAGGCGAGTAAACCACTGGACAAAATTTTATGAGAATGAGAAAGGAAAATAACCTATGGAGAAACAGAAAATTCAACTTAACCTAGAAGTCCCCAAGACAGAGGAACTCGAAAAGCTAGTCAATGAAGTGTATCAATCTCGCAGCAATTTGTATGATTATCTGCGCAGCGTTGGTCTCTTTGGTGTGTACGGCATTGAAATCGAGGGCGAACTAGTAGAAACGGAAAAGGAGTAGGCTGCAACCTACTCCCTCCGCAAGAAACCTATTCTTCTTTGTACACATCCGTGACGATGTCTTTTAATGTGCTAGTGATACTTTCTAAGATGTTCCACTCCGGCGTACCCTGCTGCACATTGTTTCCGTGGGTTGCAGCTCCTACTGCATCCCACAACATTTTAAAGGCCAGCTTGGCCTTATCATCTGCCATATATTTCCACCTCCTTTGAGGGGGATTATACCACGAAACCAGCTTGAAAGGAAAGAAAAAATATGCAAGGAGAAATAAGAGAGTCGCTCAAGAAGCAACTGCAACTGCTTTCTGAATGCTCCCTTCATGCTTCGTCCAAGCAGTTGCCGAAAATAACCGAGGCCATGATGAAAATTGTAGACCGCTTGTCAAAGGATGAGCAAAGCAACTAAACAACAGAAAGCGAGTTTGCACATGAAAAACCGCAGCACCATTTTGCGATATTTCCGCTGTCCGGAGTGCGCCGGTAAAATGACAGCGCCGAAGATGTCAGCGGACTCGACGGGGAGCGGGCATATCAAGACGATGTGGTGCTGGCGGTGCAAGACAGAGCGGGATTTTGTGCAGATTGATGCGGAAATTATAAGAAAGAAAAGGAGGTAACGCAAATGAGAGAGGTTATAAAAGAAACACTCGAAAAGCAACTGCAATTACTCTCCGAGTGTTCCGTTAGCGCTTCTGCAATGGAACTCCCGGAGCTAACCAAAGCAATGATAGAGATTGTGCGCTATTTACCGAGTGATTTAGGAGGAGAATAACTTATGGAAGAACTAAAGCGATTCAAGCAGAAAACATTCCCGCCGACAACATCAAGACCCATCGACCCAGACACAGGAATGTATGAAATGTACGAAGGCGAACTGGAGTACATTGCATTTCGGGAATCACAGCGTGCACAAAGCACGGCACAGGAAGCGAAGCGGCTGGCAAGAATCGGCATATACATGAGCGGCGTTGCACTTATCTTGCTGGTGGTGCTTCTCTTAACATGAACCCTTTAGTGAAACAGCAATGGCGGCGATTGATGTGACAATCGCAATAAGGCTTGCAACCCGTGTGTAATACCTGTCGAACCGGCGGTCGAACTCCGCTTGCGCATAAGTTTCGCCCCAGTAGGTGAGCGTGAGCGGGTCAATGGAAAAATTGCCCTCCTCGTCGCCGACTGTTCGCACCAGCTTTTTCAGTTGACTGGAGAGGATTTGATTAAGCGCTTCTTCTTTTATGTTGTGCTTGACAAGTATCTGCCGGAACGTGAGCGGTTTTCTCCGAAGCGACAGAAGCACATCATAGTCTTTCTTTGTTAGGTTTGCAGGTTCCATTAAAAACACACCCTTTCAGATTGGAGGAGAACGAAAATGGACAATAAAATTCAAACAGGGCTACGCATACCAGAGCCACTATATGAGCGATGGCAGAGCAAAGCCGTCGACATGGGGGTGTCGCTAAATTCGCTTATTTTGATGATGGCAAACATCGGGGACGCACTTATGGAGAACGGTTTCATTCTTCCAGAGCAATAGGAATAACACCATTCTTTTCTTCGTAGTCCTCAAGATATTGCTGAACAACAAACTCAACAAGATTGTTAATGGAGCGGCGCTCTTTAAGCGACAGGGTTTTCAGCTTCCCATAAACCTGCTCATCCAAGCGCAAACCGGTTTGTATTTTGATAACTGCCATGATAACACTTCCTTACTAATGTTCGTTAGCACATTTTAGCATATCCTCTTGACACAAGATACTAACATATGTTAGCATAATGATAACAAACGACAAAAGGAGGAGCTATCATGACAGTAGAACAACGCATCAGCGCATTGGAGCAGGAGCTGGAGGGATTGAGAGCGAAGCCGGTAGAGCGGCGAGTAACGCCGTACATGAGAGCGTCGCAGGAATGTGACGAGCATTTCGAGGCAGTGAGAGGCGAGGGGCAGCGATACGGTGCGCACATGGTTGCACGAGAGATGGCACGGAGCGCATTCAAGGAGCGGCATAACCAGATGCGCAGCGTCCACCCAAGCCGGTACATCGCCACAGAAGCCGCCGCAGACGAGTATGTCGGGCTGTACAAGGCCTTTCTGGCGGTGTATCAGAATTATTTACAAGGAGGTAATCATTATGAAGCAGCCAAATCTTGATGCGGCGATTCGCATTTACTATCAGTTCACCGAGATTGGCAATGCGGAGATTCGAGAGATTTTCGGCGTTCGGGGAGAGACGGCCTGCAAGCTGAAAAGACTGGCACGGGAGGTCATGGTGGAGAAGAATGTGCGGGTTTGGGATGCGTATTCGGTCAACACCAAGTGCGCCTACCAAGCGTGGGGCTTGGACATTGACGACATGGAAAAGCGGCGGCAGAAGCTGCAAAAGCTTGGGTTGTTGCCGCAGGTGAGCGAGACGGGGTGTTCTCCATGAAAAACAAATCATTCTACCTGCGCATCCCCGTCTACCGCACCCGCCCCATCCGCCTCTACCACTGGCTGGGCATCCCTGCCGGCCTCGTGGCGGCTCTAATGGGTCTATGCTACCTCGTTAACGGCGGGCAGATTGGCGAGGGTGTGCTGTGGCTTCTGGCGGGTCTGGCGGCGCTTGGCTGGTGTCTGCATCGAACGGGGCTGATTCATGGGCGGGACAGCTGTCCGAAACTATTTGATTGGAGGGAATGAAATGGACAAAATCAAGGGGCAGCAGATATTAGACTTGGCGTTGAAAGTAACGGATGCTGTTCAGGCGTTGCACGATGCAGGTTGCGTGGGGGAGGACGAAGAAGAATGCACAATAAACTTTTGCGGTCTTTCCCCGTTTGAGATGCACGTATATTCTGGATTGAACGAGTTGGCAGAGCTTTGCGGGTCTCCGTGCGTGACAAAACCCCGCAATTGTAGCAAATATCCATTTGAAATCTCGTTCGTGCATCAGGGGATTACGTTCTTTCAACTCGACAAAGACGAAGAAAGTTCGTGGAGGTGAGGAAATGCCATTGGCTTGTCTATCCGGCGATATGATTCTCTCCGTGGAGGGATTTACCCGCAGTCACAAAGGCGAGCTGCTCCCGATTCTCGGCGCTCCGATTGGTTTGCGCATAGAAATAGCCGCCTCTGATGTTACGAGCATCAAAGACGGCGAAGGGGAAACTATACCATTATATTATAAGCGCAAGCAGGAGGTTTCGTCAAGTTGAAATGTCGGGAAGGTCACCTCTGGCTGTCGGAATGGGCAGAGAAGAATCACATTTCGCAGAGCCGTGCTACGTCGATGCTGTACAACGGGAAGCTTCCGGAGACGAAGTGCATCAAGGGGCACTATTTTGTGCCGGAGGGCTTGGAGGTTCCGACGTGGGACGCTCCACCGCCTCCACCGCCACGAATATTCGCAGAGGCGAAGATTGCCGCTTCCGGACGAAAGCGCCGGAAGGAGTCGCTCAGTAGCTTGAAGAACAGCAACATGCAGATTTGCTGGTCTTGCAAAAACGCTTGCGGCGGGTGCAATTGGTCTGCGTTTGGAGAACCGGTGGAGGGCTGGACGGCGAAACCGGATGTGCTGAATGTCTGTGGCAAGAAAACCACCAGTTACAAAATCAGAAAGGGCGATTGCCCTGAATATGAAATGGGATAGGAGTAAATGAAATGTTGAAAGTAACGATTGACAAGCACTATGCCAGCATTGAGATGAAAGGGGCTGGCTCTGAAAATGTTGCGAAATGCGTTGCATGTGTTGCTGTTCTCTACGAAGCGTTGAGAAAGAGCGACGAAGGCCTTGCTGCTATTTTCAAGAGAGCGGTTATGGACGGGGACGGCCCTACATGGGACGGTTTATAAATGTACCCATTTGAGCGAGCGGAGCCGTGGATGCCCCGCACATCCTATGACGAAGAATCCGAGCTGGATTCCGCTGATGATTTTTATGACCAGCGGTATGACAGGGAATTGATGGAGGAGCAGAAGTATGGCGAAAGGTGATAGCGTGACCTTCTATAAGTCCGGCAAGGCCGTGATTGACGTACATTTTCCCAATGGCATGACGGTTTGCAGGTGGTGCGCACATGCCAGATACGCAGACGGCTTGCGCCGGTCATTTTGCGGGCTGACAGGTGAAACGCTTCCATATCCAGACACCAGCAGGGGCATCATCTGCCCTGTTGCTTTTGACAATGAAGAAGAAATAGGAGAGTGAAAATATGGGGACGCCAGTATTGATTTTGGGCGAAAGCGGATCTGGAAAATCCAGCAGCCTTCGCAATTTTGTTCAAGGCGAAGTCCTTGTACTGAATGTAGCAAATAAGCGCCTTCCGTTCCGGCAGAAACTCGACACGGAGGATAAGGCAACTCACGACTCCATCGGAAAACGGCTCAAGGAAGGCGAGTATAGGGCATTTGTGATTGACGACAGCCAATACTTATTTGCCTTTGAGTTGTTTGACCGGGCGAAAGAGACGGGCTACGGTAAGTTTACAGACATTGCAGTGCGGTTTCGCAACATGCTTCGGTATATCGCAGAATTGCTGCCCGATGACTGCATTGTATATTTCCTGCACCACACGGAAACAACCGATTCCGGCAGGGTGAAAGCAAAGACCGTCGGCAAGATGCTGGACAATCACTTGACCGTTGAGGGGCTTTTCCCGGTGGTTCTCCTGTGCCAGACCGATGGCAAGACCCACAAATTTATCACTCAGTCCGACGGCTACACAACGGCGAAGAGCCCGATGGAGATGCTCCCCAGCGAAATGGACAACGACTTGAAGGCGGTTGACACTGCCATCCGTGAATATTGGGAGCTTGCTCCGCTGAAAAAGAATAGGGAGGAAAAATAAATGAGCAACTATGGAAACATCGACTGGGGAACCGTGGAAGAGAGTCAGGAGTTTAGCAATCTGGAACCGGGCGGCTATATCTGCCGTATCACATCCGCAGAATGGTTTGGCGAGAAGGAGTACTACAAGCTTGAGTTCGACGTCGCAGAAGGCCCGCAGAAAGACTACTACAAGGCGGCTTATGACCGCAGCGGCATGTGGTTTGGAAACTTCATTAAATCCGTCAAGCCGAAGGCAAGGGGCTTTTTCAAGGGGATGCTGACCGCCTTCGAGCGCAGCAATCGCAACTTTATCGCTGACCGCTTTGACGGTCACCCTGATACTCTCCGTGGGCTGATGATTGGCCTAATTATTGGCGAAGAAGAGTACATCAACAAAAATGGCGAGAAGCGTGTGCGCAATTACGTGGAGTCGCAGCGCTCGGTTGATTTCATCAAGGCCGGTGATTTTGCGATTCCTGCGCTCAAGACGCTCCAGAGCAAAGAGGGACAGTATCAGCCCATCACAGGAGACGACCCGGGGCTTCCTTTCTAAGGAGGACACGCAATGAACTATGTTGCCCAACTCAACGCTTTTGACCAATGGCTCGAAGTAAACTCCTTATCGCCGCTAGCTCAATTGCTCTGGCTTCGCATGACGATGCTGGGCAATAGAGCTGGGTGGCCCGAGTGGGTTCAAGTAGATAACCGGCGGCTGATGGCAATGACAGGCATGGCGCATGAGAAGAACTTCACGGTCGTTCGTGACAAACTTATTGAGGCGGGGCTGGTCGAATTTAGGAAGGGGCACAAGGGGAGTCCAAATAAATATAAGATGCTCCCGCTGTACTCTGATTTGCCAGTATATCCGCCAGTAAAAACGCCAGTAAAAGAACCAGTATATCCGCCAGTAAAAACGCCAGCCATATATAAACCAAACGAAACTAAACCAAACGTTATAACCCCCTTACCCCCTGACGAGCTTTCGATTTTTTCGGACGAACTGAAATCAGCCGTGGAGGACTGGTTTGCCTACAAGGCTGAAAAACGACAGCCTTACAGGCCGACTGGGCGCAGGAATCTGCTCGCTGAAATCACAAACAACGCTGCAAAGCATGGCGACGCTTCCGTTGCCGACGTGATACGGCAGAGCATGAGCAGCAACTACCAGGGCATCGTGTGGGATAGGCTAAAAAGCGGTAAGCCATCGGCGGGTAGCGAGGCCGTTGATAACTCGTGGATGAAAGACTACGTTGGAGGTGGCAGTGGATGAAAACGATGCAATTATGCGCCAAGTGCGAGGACGAGCTTAAAGGCTTAATGGGACTGACAGTGCTGCGCTTGCTGCCGGAGAAGGCACACTGCGACACATGCGCCAAGAAGGGCTTCTTGACAGTTTGCGAGGTGAAGGGATGATAAGCTTTGACATTCCGTATCCGTCCGGCAAGGACGCAAAGGGGCGCAGCAATAAGAGCGCATTCAACAAGCGCTACGGGCTCAACGCCTATTATGCAGGCAAGCACTATCGGGCGAGAGCAAAAGACGCATCAGACCTGCACGCTTTGACGCTGGGCTGCATGAAGTGGGGGCGGGTGCAAAAGCGGATGTTTGACAAGCCGGTGACCGTTACATTCCTCTGGGACGATGGGCTTGATATCGACAACCATGCTGTTTTGGGCAAGGCGATTGTGGATGCCATGAAGGGATATCTTTTGCAGGACGATAACCGCAAGCACTATGTCGAGTGTGTCCATAAATTCTGGGACGGCGGGTGCATTCGGGTGACGGTGCGGGAGGTTTCTGGATGAAAGACGCAGCGCACATAGCGCAGGGGAGTATGTTTGAATGATTAAATTACTTATCGGCGGCAGCCCATGTACCTCGTGGAGCATCGCCCAATCTAAAAATCGTGAAACCACGGCAGAGGGCATCGGCTGGGAGCTGTTTCGCAACTATCTGATCGCGAGGGAAAAATACCAGCCGGATTATTTTCTGTATGAAAACAACAAGTCTATGGCAAAGGCCATTCGCAACCAGATTGACGTCGAGTTTTGCCGTCCTTACGATGAAAGCCCTTACTGGGTGCTGGTGTGGGAGCAATGCAGCAAAGACGGTCATTGTGCCTCGTGGCGCTATCGCCATATCGAGGGGTACGAGAAAACAATCTCCCGCATCCTGATTAACTCCGCCCTTGTGTCGGCGCAAAACCGCCAGCGGTATTACTGGACGGATATCCCCGGGGTGGAGCAGCCGGAGGACAGGGGGATTTTCCTGCGGGATATCTTGGATGGCACCCATGTCAATGACCAAGAGGGGAAAGCGAGGACAATAAAGGCGCAATATGCTAAAACGTCAATTGCCAACGTTACGTATACGGCATCCTATGGCGCAACGATGGCAGCCGAGCCTGTCAAGGTATGCAACATCAACGGCGGCGGGCTGGGTGGGAACGGACAAGGGTTTTATGCGAAACCGGTCAGAGTTGGAGATATTGGCGCAGTACCGCTAATTGTCCCCGAAGCGACTAAAAAAGGATTGGTCGAGATTTTGCCTGGCGAGTGTGTCGACATGGCAATGATCAGCAGCAAGACCCGTCGGGGGAGAAAAATGACAGCGAAGAGTAACTGTCTGACAACGTCCTGCCAGATGTTTGAGTATTGCGGGACAGTAGATAAGCCAATTTACGAAGTCAGAGACGGCCGTATCAACATCAAAGGCGAATGGTATGAGATTAAGCTGGTAGATGGATTTTACATCATCCGCAAGCTGACGGTGTTGGAGTGCATGCGCTTGCAGACTGTGCCAGATGCCTATACGTTCCCCGTCAGTGATACCCAGGCCTACAAAATGCTGGGGAATGGCTGGACCTGCGATGTCATCGCCCATATTCTGTCCCATGCGCCGGAGATAACGACAGAGCCGCTGGAGATGCTGTCTATGTACGATGGTATGTCATGCGGACATATTGCACTGGACAAGCTGGGCGCTGATGTCGTGCGGTACTACGCCACCGAGATTGACAAGTACGCCATCAAAACAACCATGCATAATTATCCCGACACGATACAGCTGGGCGATGCCTTCCAAGTGCGGGAGAACGGATGGACGCTAGAGATGCCAAAGCCGCCGGAGGACACCAATTAAGATTTTAAACAAATTTTTTAATTGCATTTGATAAATCGGCGAGTAATTTACGTAAATTTTAATTAAATTTGAGGAAACGGAGGTTTTTTTGTGAATATAACGGATAAGCAGATGCTGGCAGACATGGAAAATATAATCGAGGCTTGCAAAGAGCGGAGATGTGAGGAGTGCATTATGCGACCAAGCGGCAAGGCGTATTGCGCCGTCACGGATGCAACGCCGCAGAATTGGGAACTACCCGCCCTTCCAGCCGAACCCGAATCGAACGAGCCGGAGGAACCCTACCTGTGCAAGCTTTTTGGGGTTGGGGTAGGTGAGAGGTTTGATGTGCTGCGGGAAGATGGGACGGTTTGGATGGAGGACATTTGGTTGTCGGCGGCTGGCATGCTACTTGTTAATGCGCTGGGATGCGGCGGGGGAATTGAAACATGGGCGCTTGCCGACATCATCGAAATCGCCGACAAGCATCCCGACCGCATCCGCCGCAAGCCGAAAGTGGCGCTGACTGAGGATGACAAGGTGATTGTGCGGAGGCTGCTTCAAAACGGGCTGACTTGGGCGGCAATGAATGTCAGCGCAACAAAAAATGTGAACCTGTTCGAAAATGAGCCGAGTGTCGATAAAGGCATTTTCCGCAACCAGCAGATTGGCGGTATCAAGAGAGCGCTTTCGACGATAATGCTACCATGGGTCACCCACGAGGGAAGTCCCTATTATCTGCCGGATTTGCTGGAGGGTGGATGATGGAAAATGTCTGCAACACCCGGAGCTGTACATATTGGACTCGTGAGGCGTGCCCCACTGCGGATGGATGCGCCGAGTTTGTGCAGAAAAAGATGCACAGAGAATGCACAATCTGCGGGAAACCCCTGGAGGCTAAATACTTCAAGTGCTTGGACAATTTTATGCTGACAAAGTTTTTCGATTGCTATGAGGGAACGGACAACTCGTTTTGCTCGGAAGAATGCTTCTGCAAACATATGTCGCTAGAAGAAGTGGAGGACGATTGATATGGGCCAACACAAGCAAGTAAAGCTGCGTGGCGGTGTCGTCCGCACGGCTGATGAATACAAGGCGTCTATGGACGGAGTAGAAAAGCCGAAGCAGATTTCTGTGCGAGAAATGGAGTGGCGCAGGCAAAGGGCGATGCGGGAGCGGCTGGGCGTTGATAGGTTGATGGGAGGCATGCGCCATGACCTGCTACCGTGACGGAGGCTGCAGCCCCTACGAAATGCGCTCCTGCGGAGAGTGTCCGCATAGTGGACCGCCTCGGGAAGAAAAACCGACTGAAATCACTTTTAGCATGACTGCCTTGAACCTTTCAAGCGAACTTAAAAAAATCGGGCAATCATTAACCACCAGAGAGGCAAAAGCTATCATCTGTGAAGCCCATAGCGCAGTAGACCCATATAGCGCACTCGGGCGGGAAATTGGGAAACTATATTCGCTGCTAGATGAATTAGCGGTGTATCGAAAAATTGCGCCAGAGATTGACCGTGCGTGGGAAATTGAGAAAAATAGGCCTGCGACATATATGAGGGAGGAACAATCATGACCAGACAATTCAAGCCCGGTGACCGGGTGCGCACCCACGACATGGGGCCGGTGTATTATGGGGAGTTGTGAGATGGAGAGGAAGAATCAAGTGTTTTCGGAGCGGCTGGCGGCGCTCATGCAGGCAACAAAAACAAGGCAAGTGCATCTTTCAAAGGTGTTGGGCGTATCAAAGTCAACGGTTGGACTGTGGACATTGGGTGCGACATTGCCGAATGCAGATGCAATCACACATATAGCTATCCATTTCGACACATCTGCCGACTGGCTCCTTGGCCTCACCGACAACCCCCACAGAGAGCCGCAGGACGATTCCACCGCCGCCCTATACAGTGCCGCCCTTGATAAGTGGGGCGCAGATGCTCAAACGGCCATGTGCGTCGAGGAGATGTCCGAGCTCACCAAGGAGCTGTGCAAGTGGAAGCGGGGCAAGGATAATTTCAACGAGATTGCCGAGGAAATTGCGGACGTGGAAATTATGCTGGAGCAGATGAAGTTGCTGCACAAGGCGTCGGCTCTGGTGGAAACGGTTAAGGTTTATAAGCGCAGTCGGTTGCGGGAGAGGGTGAACCAGAATGATTGCAATTAAAACGCAGATGCAGGAGATGCCGGAGAGGTGCGGGGAATGTGAGTGCTTTATTCTGTCCCGGGAAACAGAATATTCGGCCTGCAGTGGTGCCATCGAATATGGCTTTAGTGGAATGACGTTTAGGCCGGTGCAAGAGAATCCAAAGCGGCCATTCTGGTGTCAGCTGGTGGAAGTGGAGTGTTAAGAATGGTAGCGTTTATTGCATTTACAACAACCCTTGTGTTGGCATGGATAGCAACATTGGTCGTCATGTATAAAATACAAAAGAAAATACAAAAACGCATTGAGGACGGGTGGAAGAAATGAATATTTTTGGATATGTGGTAATGAAGCAAAGCGAATTTAACCTAGTATTACTTGGGTCTAATATTCGAGCGAACACAATAAGGGAACAGCAAGAACTTATCCGCACCCTTGTTAGAGAAAACAAAAGGCTTTTAGAGGTCGAGGCCAAGTACAAGAAGCTGACCGACCGTGACGAAAAGGGAAGATTTGTGAAGCGAGAAGTGGAGGCCGACAATGGCGGAATGCAAGCGGGTGAAATCGTGTAAGTATGGCGTAGTGCTGCGGGGTGTCGATACGCACGCCTGCGATTATCTGCTCATAACGGGGAAGATGCGACCGTGTCCGGCGGAGGGGTGTACGGGGTATGAGAAGAAAAAAAGGAGAGGTGACAACAATGCGGGAAAAACTAAAAGCCGCCCGCAAAGCCAAGGGGCTTACACAGGCGGCGGTGGCGGAGTGCTTGAAAAAAGACCTCAGATACTACAAGAAAATTGAGTATGGAGAAGCACTCGGGTCTATTGCTCTTTGGGACGCTTTGGAGGATTTATTGGAGACAAATCAACGCATACTCCGAGAGATTTCATGAAATCGTCACGACAGAAAAGATAGTCAAGCGGAACGTCCAAAATGTCTGCAATCTTAACAAGCCCTTCAAAGGAAGGGGAGGAATCTCCGCTTTCATACTTTCGATAACCACGGATTTGTATTCCAAGGGAATTTGCCATGTGCAGGGCGGTAAAGCCCCTCAACTTTCGTGTTTCGTTCAATCTTTCAGCGAACATAAAACATTCCTCCTAAAAAAACTCTTGACAGGTGTCCTAATGGTACACTATAATGGCATCAATGACCAGTGCCATAATAGGACACCATAGGAGGAATAATCATGCCAGCCATACAAGAATTAGAAAGCACCGCCATCTACTTAGAAGTCGCCGTCAACACGCTCAACCTTTTGCACGAATCCTTTTCCGATGAAGTCCGCTGCTTGAAGGAATCAGAACTTGCAGGAATGGACTTCGCAGTGCCCCGCTTGGAGATGTTCGACCACGCACTGTCTCTGGTACTCTCCGAACTCCGCCGCATCCAGATGGAAGCAGACAAGAAATTTAACGAACTGTATGAAGAAAAACAAAAATCATTGGAGGTAAAAAATGAATGAATTGATTAAGGTTGATTACAGCCAAGCGAATCCGGCGGTTTCGGCTCGTGAGCTGCATGAGGTTTTGGAAGTAGAAACCAGATTTAACGATTGGTTTCCCCGCATGTGCGAATACGGATTTTCAGAGGGTGAGGACTATTGCTCATTTTTGAGTAATAGGTCTGACGGACTTCCCGGCAAGCCTCGGCAGGATGCCCTCCTGTCCATCGACATGGCGAAAGAAATCTGTATGCTCCAGCGCAACGAGAAGGGAAAGGAGGCACGACAGTATTTCATCCGGCTTGAACGTGATTGGAACAGTCCTGAAAAGGTGATGGCTCGTGCGCTGCGCATTGCAGAGCATCAAATCAAGGCGCTTAGCGGCGAGAACACCATCCAGAAGCAGCTTATCGCTGAGATGAAGCCGAAAGCGGACTACACTGACCGCATCTTGCGCAGCAAGGCACTGGTGACCGCCACGCAGATAGCAAAGGACTATGGCATGAGCGGCAGGGTGATGAACAAGCTGCTGCATAAGATGGGTGTGCAATACAAGGTGTCCGACCAGTGGGTGCTGTATGCCAAGCATCAGGCAAAGGGCTACACGCACTCGGAAACAATCGACATTGTCCGAACCGACGGAACAGACGATGTGAAGATGAACACCAAATGGACGCAGAAAGGGCGATTGTTCCTCTATAATCTGCTGAAAGAGGACGGAATTTTACCGTTGATTGAGCGGGGAAGCGAGACGCAAGCGGGATGAAGAGAGACTAGGGGGTGACAGGTGGAGGACATCAACGACTATCTGGAACGGCGCAAGGGGCTTGTCATCGCCGTGGCAAGGCGCAAATTTCCGGCAATGGCAGGGGATGAAGATTTGCTGCAATGCGGGCTGATAGGCTTGTGGCGGGCGAGGGAAAGCTTTCAGCCGGAGAAGGGCGTGAAGTTTGCTACTTACGCCTACCGCTGCATTGAAAATGCCATGAGAGACTATCAGCGGCAGCAGCTGCGCCAGACCGGCAGAGAGCTATTCGCCGACGATATGGACAAGCCGCCCGCAGCACTGACCACAGCAGCGCCGGACGGGGCGGTTATCTCCAAAATTGATATCGCAAATGCCATAAAAAAAGCATACCCACAGGACAGCACTGAGTGCAAAATCCTGTGGGCATTGCTCATTTCTGGACGGTCAAAGCGGGCAATTGCGAGGGAATGGGGCATGACGACGGGGCAGCTGACGAGGTTTGTGAGACGGGCGGGGAAGAGATTGGGGGTGGAGGGGTAAGCTCTGGCTTTTTTACCCTTGACATAATCGCAAATATGATGTAATCTAATATTGAATATTATGTTCATAAAAATTTAACAACTTGATTTGGTAAAAAACACTTCGTCGGAGCGTATAACAAAACTAGGAAGTCAGTTGCAGTCACGAAGGTGCGTCAATGTAAGACTGCGACGGACACCAAATCAACGACATAAACGGCAGAAAGGAGGCGCAAGGAATGGCAGCAATCAAAGATAACCCATATAGAGGCAAGCAGGACGGGAATATACACTACGAAAACCTCAAAGCCAAGTGCGACAAGTACTTTGACGATTGCGCAAACCATATACCGAAGCCTCGGAAGCCGACAAGGCCGGGTCTCTGCCTAGCGTTGGGAGTGACTGTTGAAGAGCTGGCAAGGATGGAGGCTGGGAAGGTAGCGTACGGACAGTTCGTAAAAAAAGCAATTGAGGAAGCTCTGCTACGCATCCGTGACGAGCTGGAGCAGCGAATCGACAATATGGCGATTTTCTCGCTCAAGCAAGCGCATTACGGCGGTTATTCGGACAAGCAGACCGAAACCGGCGGCGGGCTGACAATTCAGGTGCAAGTGACCGGCGTTGACGGCAAAACAGCGCAGGAGTTGGGCAAATAGGGCAATTTCGCATAGAAACTTCGTGAAATATCTATTTTGCGAAGTTTTTGGAAATTAAGGAATTCAGCCGTATCAAGCATTTTCGGAGATAACGATAATCGATATCGGCAATTAGGGCAAAATCGGCAATCAGACGGGCGAATCCGTCACAATGACGAAGGGCGTAATCAGTGGCAATTCGGGTGCGTGGCGGCTGCGTGTGTGGGCGGTGCAAGGCTGGCGTGGGCGTGGTGCGGTGCGTGGGTGCGCTGGTGGATGTGTGGCAGGGTATATGCCGGATGTGCGCCGGTGGACAAGCAAGGTAGCCACCCCCAGCGGAAAAATGGGGGTGCTTCGCAGAGAGGTAGGGTAGGCCCCCCCCATACACTCCCTGAACGTCCAAAGCGATATGGGAATCCCCATAACGGAAATAGGAGGCTAGATTATGTGGACACCGATTTGTGACATTTTGAATCCGTATGAGGCGACCATAGATATGATTCGCAGGGGGATTGTGCCGACGGATTCTAATTGTAGTTTAAGAAAACGGCGCAAAATCTTAAACTATATTTTGGAAGTGGTTAAGCGATTTGGAGGGCAGCGATGATTAACACTGACACCCGCTTTCCATTTCCAGATGAGATTGACTTCATTGGAGTGACGGAAGAAGATGTGAGCAAATGTGAGGACGTGCGCAATGCAGCATTGGCGTTTGCAGGTGTGATGAACAGTGTTCCGTTCAGTCCGGAGCATCGTTTGGCGATTCTGAGGGTGGAGGAAGCTCTTCTTCTAGCTTATGCGGCGATTTTGAAGTAGCTAAGTAACCTTTGACGGGGGCGGCTACAAAACAGGGGGGTGGCTTTGATAAAAGCGGGTCTAAAAATTTCAGAAAAGCGGGCAAAGGTGTTTGGTGGCTGGGTGATGTGCCCGCTGTGTACAAAGCGCCTGATGCCTGCGGATGAGGATGCAGCGGCGCATGGAATATATCCATACTGCCCGACGTGCAAAACGAGCGTGACGCTTGAATTTGATAGTGATAAGAGCCAATGAGCCGATGATGCCCGAAGGGGTGTTGTCGGCTTTTGCTTTGCCAACAGTAAGTCCTGCACATGCACCATGATTTGGTAAGCGTCATGTAATGGCGTTGCCTGCAGGCGATTGGCGATATATTGGGAAACTGCCGCTTGCCGTCCAGCGGGATATAAGAGTGCGGCTTGAAATGAGGTGGTTTGGTGGCAAAGAAAGCGCTGAAGGTCAGCGGGGAAATGAATATTGACATTCGGCTGCCGCCGCCGAATCCGAAGCAGCGGGAGTTTATGCTGTCGAAGTGCAAGTATACGGCTTATGGCGGCGCCCGTGCAGGCGGTAAGAGCTGGGCGGTGCGTGCAAAGGGACATTTGGGCGCATTGTCTTATCCGGGCATTCGGATTTTGATTATGCGGCGGACATACAACGAGCTGGAGCAGACAATCATTCAGCCGCTCAATAAGCTCATTGGCGAGGCTATGTTGGGCGACAGGCCAGCGGGGGATTATATTGCCAGCTACAATGCGACGATGCGGACGGTATTTTACCGCAACGGCTCGGTCATACGATTTGGGCACTTGAACAATTCGGCTGATTTGAGCGAGTATCAGGGTCAGGAATATGACTGGGTGTTTATGGACGAGGCGACCCACTTTAGTGAGTATGAATTTCGAGTGCTGGGCGCAACGCTGCGTGGTGTGAATGATATTCCGAAGCGGATGTATCTCACGTGCAATCCGGGCGGACCCGGTCACGGCTGGGTGAAGCGTTTATTTGTTGCAAGGGAGTACAAGGACGGCGAGCGGGGGCAGGACTACAAGTTTGTTCCTGCCACGGTGGACGACAACACAGCTCTGTCAGACGACCAGCGGCTGGACTACATCGCCTCTTTGGATTTGCTGCCGGAGGATATTCGGGCGGCGCACCGGTATGGCGACTGGGATGCGATGGCGGGGCAGTATTTTAGCGAGTTTAAACGTGAGACTCATGTGGTGAAGCCGTTCATCATCCCGCAGGAGTGGGTGAGATACCGCTGCTTTGACTATGGCTTGGACATGTTTGCCTGTTATTGGGCGGCGGTGGACTTCACAGGGCGGATTTATATCTATCGGGAGTACTGCGAGAAGGGCTTGATTGTGTCGCAGGCAGCGGAGGCGATGCGGATGCTGACCGGCGACGATGAGCGGATTTTATGCACGATTGCACCGCCGGACATGTGGACAACCCAGAAGGACACAGGGCGCACGATGGCAGACATTTACACGGAAAACGGCATTGGTCTGGTGAAAGCGTCCAACACTCGCATTCAAGGCTGGCTGAATCTGAAAGAGTATTTGAAGATTCGGGAGGACGGAAAGCCGGGGCTGCTGGTTTTTGAGGATTGCAGGAACATCATTTCCGACCTGCCTGCCTTGCAGCACGACCCGAAAAACCCGTCTGACTGCGCCAAGGAGCCGCACGACATAACGCATTCTGCGGACGGAATTCGCTATCTTTGCATGTATAGAAAAATGAACCCGCAGCATGAGGTTGTGATGGATAATTTCGATAGTGATGGCTTAGAAGATTATGACGATTTCATGACTGGCGGCGCAGTGACCGCCAGCTATATGAGCTATTGAGGTGCTTATGGATATTTTAATTTTAGTGGTTCTCCTTTTCAACCTCCTTCTCACTTGGTCGCTGGTGATGGCGAGTGTCCTCGGACGATTGCCACACCAGAAGGCCAAGGGGGAATCGGAGCGCTTGAGCGAGGAAGAAGATAAGAAGCGCAGGTTGCGTGATGAAGGCTTGGCAAATCTGATGGATTATGAGCCGCCCACCACGGGTTTGACCTTCGGGAAAGGTGATTGAGCTTGGAGAAGGAAAAACAAACGCCGGAGCTGGTTTATAAGCAGTTTGATAAGGGCGTGGAGTTCAAGAGCGGTATCAACCTCTATGAGACGGTGACAAACAATGAGAACTTCTTCATTGGTCGCCAGTGGGAGGGAGTCCAGTCCAACGGTCTTCCGACACCTGTTTTCAACGTGATTCGCCGCATTATTTTATATCAGGTCGCCTCGATTGCGTCGGACAATATCAAGTTGTCTGCAACGCCGCTTTCGACAAGCGGTGCTCCAATGGAAGAAGTGGAGCGGATTGCACAGGCGGTGAATGCGCAATTCGAGGTAATTGCGGAGCAGAATAAATTAGGTGTGTTAAGCCGTGAGTTTGCACGCAACAGCGCCGTAGATGGAGACGGTTGCATATACTCTTATTTTGACCCGGACATTGAGACGGGGCAGAGCGCAAAGGGCTCTATCCGGACAGAGCTATTGGAGAATACCCGTGTGGTATTTGGACTGCCGACCTGCCGTGAGGTGCAGAAACAGCCGTACATCATCATTTCCCGCCGTGAGCGTGTGGTTGATGTCCGCCGCAGGGCAAAGGGAAGCGAAGATGATATTCGCCCCGACTCCGACGAGGCCGCTGACCGTCTACATGAAAAAGTAGACGACATGGTGACGGTGCTGACAAAGCTGTGGCGGGACGAGGACAGCGGAAAAATCAAGGCAATTGAAACCACGCAGAAGGCAGTGGTGAAGGACGAGTGGGACACAGGGTATCAGCTATACCCTCTCGTGTGGATGAGCTGGGACTATGTGCAAAACTGCTATCATGGGGAAGCTGCAGTGACGGGACTCTTGCCCAATCAAATATTCATCAATAAATTATTTGCCATGGCGATGCTGTCGATTATGACAACGGCATTCCCAAAAGTCGTCTACGACGGCACGAGAATCGCCAAGTGGGATGCTCGTGTGGGACAGGCTATCAAGGTGAATGGTGGCGACATCAACAATGTGGCTCGCGCGATTGACCCGGCTGTGATTTCTCCGCAGGTGTATCAGTTTATTGAGTCGGCAATTTCGCTGACAAAAGAAATGGCGGGCGCAACAGATGCGGCGCTTGGTGACACTCGGCCAGACAACACGTCGGCGATTATTGCCCTCCAAAAAGCATCGAGCGTGCCGATGGAGCTGACGAAACAGCATTTTTACCAGTGCATTGATGACATGGGGAGAATCTGGCTTGATTTGATGCGGGCGCACTATGGGACTCGCTTTGTTGATTTGCCACCGAAGGAAGCAGAGCTGATGATGGGTGCTCCGGACTTGATGCAGCCAACACCGTTTGACTTCAAGGTTCTCAATGACATCCCTCTGTCGCTGAAACTGGACGTGGGCGGAAGCGCTTATTGGAGCGAGATTGCACAGGTGAACACGCTCGATAATCTCTTGCAGCTTGGACACATTGATTTGGTCGAGTATCTTCAGCGGATGCCCGCCGGTTATGTGGCGGACAAGAGCGAGCTGATTGAAACACGCCGTGCGATTCCGCAGGAGCCGCAGGGTATTCCTGTGGGCGGCGCTTCTCCCATGGAGGCGGGCGCACCAGCGCCCGAAGTGCTGGGCGGGGGCGGCTACGGGCATCTACAGCGGATGTTGAACGCCTCACCGGAGCGGGTAGATTTAAGCCAGATTCAAATGCAATAGAGCATACCAGCTCTTTGTAAATAATTCAAATTGACAGACCAGTCAAGGAGGACAGCATGAACGAAGAAATTTTCAGCGAAGATACTTTTGATATTCCGGACGCAGACATTGATGCGGGGTGGAGTGACGAGTCGGCAGACCAGCCGGACGAGTCCGAGGAATCCGCAGAAGTCACCGAAGCTTCAGAGGAAAAGGAAGTGGAGGACGCTCCAACCGAGGAGAAATCCGCAGACCAGCGGATATTTACCCTCAAGCATCTGGACGAGGTGAAAGAGGTCAGTGAGGAAGAAATCGTAAAGCTTGCTCAACAGGGCATGGATTATGAGCGAATCCGCACTGACCGTGACGCACTCAAGACGTTTAAGACCGAGAATGAGGGCACGCTTGCCTTGTTTACGGCCTTTGCCAAGGAGAGCGGCATGAGCCTGCAACAGTACGGCGATTTTCTGCGTGAGCAGTCGCTTATTCAGACAGGGCTATCGCCCGAGGCCGCCAAAGAGCGAGTGCAGTTGGACAACGACAAGGCTACTCTGGAAGTGGAACGTAAGGCAGTGGAACAGGAAAGGACAACTGCGCAGGCGCAGCAACGAGCAGACCAGCTCAAGCAGGAACGCATCAGCGCAGACCTCCAGACATTCCTATCCACCTACCCCGATGTGAAGCCGTCCGACATCCCCAAAGATGTGTGGGCGGTGGTGCATGGCGAGGGTGGGAAAGCGCCCGTTCCTCTTGTGACGGCTTACACCAAACATCTCAACGATCAAATGAAGATGGAGCTGGAAGCTTTGAAACAGGATAAGGAAAACCGGGCAAAATCCCCCGGCAGCATGAACACCAAAGGAGCCAAGAGCGACATTGATGCGCTGATTGATTCTATTTGGGACAGCGATTAAATCCAGTCACACCAACGGTGCGCCGGTTCATCGGCGCAACAATAAAATAATTATTTGAGCCATTGAGCCTTCCGTTTGCGGATGGTTCATTCTCTCTGCACGGAAGGGCTGAATGCAGAGAGGAAGAAAATTATGGCAAATGTAATTAACCTTGCATCGAAATATGATGCAAAAGTGGCAGAGCGGTTCGCCCGGGAATCCTTTTCGGATTCTATGACGGGTAAGGATTATACCTTCGGCGACAACAAGACCATTAACGTCTACTCCGTGGACACCATGCCCCTTAACGACTATAACCGCAACGGCATGAGCCGCTATGGCACGCCGCAGGAAATTGGCGACGAGGTGCAGGAGATGACCTGTCGGGACGACAAGGCGTTTACCGGCACCATCGATAAGGGTAACGCCAAAGACCAGCTGAATATCAAGAAGGCCTCCGAGGTGATGAAGCGCCAGACCGACGAGGTGATTATTCCCTATGTTGACCATTACCGCTTCACCGAGTGGGCGCAGAACGCCGGTCGCATTGTGGCACTCCCCGCTCCCACCAAAGACAACATCATTGAGCAGGTATTTACCGCCGGTGCGCAAATGACCGACGACTACGTGCCAGAGGAGGGCAGAACGCTGGTTGTATCTCCGTCGGTACACATGCTCATCGTCCAGAACCCCGACTTTGTGCGGCTGGACTCCCTCGGCGCGCGTGGTCTTGCAAAGGGCATCGTGGGTGAGCTGGCAGGTATGCAGGTGAAGAAAGTGCCCCAGACTCGTTTACCCGCTGGTATGCAGTGGATGGTGAAAGCCAAGCGCACCAGCGTTGACCCGCTGAAAATCCAGGACGCAAAAATCCACAAAGACCCGCCCGGTCTGAACGGTGACCTGCTGGAAGGCCGCTACTATCACGATGCATTCGTGCTGGGCGCTCGTGCAAACGGAATCTATGTGTCTGCGGCAACAGCGACCGTGACCGCCAACCCGAACATCGTTGTGACAACGGCAGGTCAGTTCACCATTACGGGCGGCGGAAGCGGCGTGAAGTACTACACCACCGACGGCACAGACCCTCGTTTCAGCCGCAGCGCAAAGCCCTATTCTGCCGCAGTGACCGGCTTGCCCGCCGGT